TGTTAAGAAAAATGAAACCTAAAGTTATTCAAGAAGATATTGATATTCAACAAGTGATTAATACTAAATATAATTTTTATATCTTAATTACTACAACAGGAATAGCAACAGTGGATAAGATAACTCATACAATTAAGAATAAATATGATTTTGGAGATAGCTTTACATTTACTAGAAATTCCAACGGAGCAGTATTAATAGATAAATTCTTATTAGTACCTGTTACTAATGGAACTACTACTAAGAGATTAGACTATGAGATAAATTCAGATGGTAGAACTGGTATTAATGCTGATTTTGCTAATAGTATTAGAAATCCTATTAAGAATAGAGGTAAGGTTAAGGTTGATATTTATCAAGTTAGAAATATGCTGATTACTGAAAGTAAAAAAGAACTTAGAGCTTTTAAGGTGTCAACTACTGAAAATCAAGAGTTTAGTGTTGAGGAAAAATTACTTAAATTTAGATATAACACAGATTTAAACTTAACTAGAATATTCTATCCGTATAGAACTGACTTAGTCAATGTTACACCTATGGAAGCTCAAGAAAATGAGTATTTTGTATCAATATACGACCCAGAAACAGTAGAAGGGGGTAAATGGTATTTAGGTAATCAAGAGATAACATTTGACGAGAAAACTAATGACACAACAGGAACTTATTACAAGAAAGTAACTTTAGGAGAAGGAACACTTGGTAAAACACAACTTCTTAACTTTGGGCTTATGAAGTCATTAAACAACGATACAGCCTTTCAAATAGCTTTAGAATATCAGAATAGAATGATAGTGTCTGACGGCTCTTATATCTATTTTAGCAGGGTAGGAGATTATAATTATTTCTTAAATGATAGCGGAACATCAGATGCCTTTTTTATTAAGTTGTCAAATGTCAATAGAGAAGAACCTAGAGTGCTTAAGATGATAGCTGGTAGAGGTATTTGGGTAATTACTGATAAAGGAATATTCTTATTAGGGTATAACCAAGTAATAACAGGAGCTACTATTGATGTTAGGTTAATTACTGATGATAGTGCTACTACTGAATGTCAATTAGTTGGAAATAGCTTATATTATCTAACTACTGACAATGAGTTGAAATGTATTCAGAATATCACATCAACTAAAGGTTATGTTGACTTTGATACATACTTTGTTGATAAGTTTTTCAGTACAGATGATATAGTTAGATTATCAGAACATAAAATAGATAATAAAAAATATCTGTTAGCTTCACTTAAGAATAGTACAAGAATATCAGAATATAATATTGGAGCTTACTTATATTCAGAAGTTAAGACTAACAGTTTTAGTAGAGTGTCAGTTGAATTTCCTCAAAATTGTATAGGTTTTGATACTAGCTTATTTGCTGGAAACTCAATATATACTCTTACTGAAAATAATATGAGAAATGCTTATCTTAAATTAAATGCACCACCTGTTACTACTACTAAGTATGGTAACCTAAGAAACGATACTCCTACTATGATTACTAGACTAACAATGAAATTATTTGAAGAACAAGGAGATAGTGTCAATAATGTTAAGTTAAGTGGAATATATGCTTCATTACTTGGAGAAACAGTGCAAGGTGTATATAATGTTTATACAGTAGTTTTCTCTAAAAATTTAAAAGATGCTATGTATATAGAATTAGAAACAAAAGAAAATACAGAAGAGCTTGAAATTCAAGCAACCGAAATAGAATTTAAACCAGGAGAGGAGTGATAATTATGTCTGTATTAGCAGCTTTAGGAATAGGATTTAGTGTTGCTGGTGGTGTGTCTGGTATATTAGGATCTCATAGTGCTAAGAAAAGTGCTAAGAAAATGGCTGAATATCAATCTAAACTAGCAACTCAAGAATATCAAACTAACTTAGCAATATTATCAGAAAACTTTGTTAATAATGCTTTAGTCAATTATGATACAATAGCAAAACAAATGGCAGACTTAACATCAGAATACACTCAAGCTAGAAGTAATTCACTTATGGCTACTGCTAGTTACTTTAGTGGTGGAGCTAGTTACAACTCTAATAGAGAGAATACAATAGCAACTCTTAACTTAGATTACAATACTAAGGTATTTGAGTATAATAACTTGAGAATATACAATGAAGATACTATTAAGAAACAATTTTCTAATAGTGTATTGAACTTAGGAAACCAATATAAAAATACTATGTATAACATATCTGCTGGACTTTACCAAACTGAAAAAGCAGCTAATCAATCTGCATTAAATTCATTGGTAAATATGGGAGCTAATATCTTTGGAATATTAGGTTATACAGGTAACAATGCTAATACATCGCCATTTAGAGAAATACCAGAATCAGAATGGTTAGGATAGGAGGTATAAAATGTTTCAACCAAGAAATACAGGTTTAGTTAATTTAGGAGTAAATCCTAATGAAATTGGTAGAAGTGCTAGTATGGCTAAAGGACTAGACACTACTCAATTATTTAATGCTGGAGTAAAAACAGTAGAATCAAAATTAAGAAGTGATGAAGAAATAACAGCTATGAAACTTAAGAGTGAGAGCGATAGACTTCATCAAGAGTATAGACTTAAATTATCAAATAAGGAACTATATAGAGATACAGACAAACTCCAAGCAGTACAAGATGAATACAAGGAAAAAATAAATGAATTAGAAATAAAAATAGCTAACTCTGGACTAACTGAAAAAACTTTAGTTGGTATTCAAGAGTATAATAACTCTAGTTTTCAGAATGTTAATGCTTACTATGATTTACAAGTTAAGGAACAAAAATTCAATGAGCAACAGTCTGAAATAAATACTAGACTATATGAATTAAATGACAGAGCTTTATCATCTGCATATGAGGGTAAGGCTGGTTGGCAAATGATGGAAACATCTTTCAATGAATATGATAGTCTACTTCAATCTCAAGTTGATAGCAATATCCTAGACCCTGTAAAAGCTAATAAAATGCTTACATCAACATTAGCTAAGGCAACACTTGTAGCAACTGCAACAGAGCTTAAAAATGGTATTATAGACAGTCAGATGAGCTATGAAGATAAATTAGAAATGCTGAATAATATTAAGAGAAATTTTGAGAATCCAGAGTATATAAAAATGTTAGCTAAAGAGGGAGCTAAGGACTACTCAAACACTTCTTTTGAGAGCTTAAATGTTGAATTGAATGAGAATGTCAATCAAGCATTAAGCATTATAAATCAAGATATTAATAGACTTAATACTATGGAAGGTATTAAGAAAGCTAAAAATAATAGAACAGATACTCTTAATCTTATTGAGGATATGACTTATAGAGCTAAACAAAATAGTGGAGATGCTTACGGAGCTTATCAATACCTAACTACTAAGACAGGACAAGCTCCTAAATATCAAGACCAAATATCTTTTCAAATAGATAATGGAGAAAAACTATATGGAATAAAACCAGAAGATTGGGCTAACCCAGATAATCAAAATGTTCCTATGTGGATACCACAACAAGAAACTTTTAATGTGTTAGCTGGACTTATTAGTAACCCTAAAGCAATACTTGGAATAACAGAAGATATACCAGATACTGAATTACTAGATACAGTAATGGAAACTACTTTTAATATAGTTGGTAATGAGTTAGGACTAAGTGCTGATACTCCAGAGAATAGAACCATTATTGCTAAATTTATCACAGGCAGTGGTATTGCTGGTGGTATGTTCCCTAATGGTTTTGATTATAATATGACTATGAAATATGCTGACCCTAACAACATTAAGATGACAGATGAGCAATTCAATAGTAATAAGCAAATATATGCTAATCAAGGAGCATTGAAAGAATTTAATGTAACTTCAAATAGCATTTTATCTATGCCTAATAGCACTGCTACTCAACAACAAAAAAGAGCTCAAGAGATAGCTAATCAAAATGCTAGAGGTATTGCATATCCTAAGACTGTTGTAGATAAAAAAGAAAATACAAATATGTTCAATAAAGGTTTTTGGTTTTTCTCTGCTGACCCTACAAAAGATGACCTATCAAGAAATGTTATTTCTGAAACAATAGGAAGATACTACAAAGAAAATCAATTAAGTAAAGGCAGAAGTAATATTCATATAATTCAAGACCAAGCATATATAGCTGATAAGTTGAATAATGAAATAGTGTTAAATGCTGTTCAAGATAGAGCTATGGTATATTTCAATAAAGCCAACTCACAAGCTATCAAAGACGGAGATTACGTCAAGGGAGTTACTAAGGAAGATTTAAACAGAGATGAGTATTGGGGAAGAGCATTAAGAGAAGTTATAGGAGAACAGCTAGACTTGAAACACAACTTAACAGATGGTAGAATAGCTGGTAGAAATGTAGATTATAAGAGAGCTAAAATAATTAGAATTGAGAACTAGGTCGCACGTATGCGACTTAGTTTTTAAAAGGAGGAATAATGGCAGCAGTATATGATTATTTAAAAGGTTTAAGTAACAATGCTTTTAATTTTTTCAATCCATTTGCTAATCAAGGATTTAGTCAAGAAGAGTTACAAGCTAGAGAAGATGAGTTTTCTAACCCTAGTTATATGTGGAACTCTTACTATTTACAAAGAGATAAAATGGAAGAAACGTTAGATAGAATCAATACTATAAAAAGAATGAAAGATTTACAGATAGAGCTTAAAGAAACTAGATTAAAAGTTCTTGGTAAAGATATGGAAGAAACAGAAGAAACTAAGAAAATGTTTGAGGAATATGACAAGGAACTAGAAGCTTTAGAATTTCAGAAAAAGATACAAATAGCAGGACTTAACTATGCTCAAAAGAATCTTGGTGGTATTCAAAAATTTGTTTCTGCATCTCTATATGATGTATTAGTTGATGTATCTAACCCTACTGATATAGGAGATTTAATTTCAGTTGGTAAAGTTGGAGTGTCACTTGCTAGTGCTGGAGTAGGAGCAGCAGTTGCTAAGGGAGCTGGAAGTATTGGTCTTGGTACTGTTGGTAAAATAGTTGGAACAGAAGCTGTTATTAGTGTTGCCGATACTGCCTTAGATGTTGCTAGAATAAAAGATGAAACAGGAGAAGAATTAGATAATAGTGATATAGCTAAGTTGTATGGTACTAATGTTGCTGGTGGTCTTATTATGAATGGTTTAATGGCTGGTGGTGGATATGCTTTTAGAACTATATTCAACAAGGTTAAGGGTAGAGTAAATAGTGCTGGAGCAAGTGCTATGAATACACCAGGAGCTAATAGAACTAGTCCTAATGGAACACCTAACCCTGATATGTCACAAGCACCTAGAACAGCTTTAAGACAAGCTTTAGGAGAAGAGAGTGGAGAACAAATGGCTGATGTTATTAAGTCTGCTGAATTATCTAAGTTTGATACTTTTGATATGAGTGATGAGATAGCAAAAGCTAGTACATTAGATATGGGAACTACTACACCAGCAGAAAGAAAAGTAATGGATATTACCCTTACTGATTATATGGCAAAAAATCTTGATACACCTATTCCAGAGAGTGAGTTCTTAAATCTTCCTAAAACTAGAGATTTTATTAAAACTGAAATGAATACTAGAACTAATAAAATTATGACTGACTTATCTCAAATGATTGCTAACTATGCAAGAAACTATGCTAACGATTTACAAAGATTAGCACTTAAACAAGGAGTTCAACCAACAGATTTAATAAACAGTAATCAGACACCACTATTTGCTAGAGAATGGGTAAATAACATTTCTATTATAAAAGAAAAAATTTCCACAGCTCTATCAAAGCAAATAAACTTTAATATATCATCAAGAGGTAGTGAGCTTGGTATTAATAACTATGTTGATTTTATTAAATATTCTCAAGACAATGGTATTGATATATTTAAGTCTATGTACACAGGAGTATTACCAGATAATTTACCACAACCATATAAAGAGGTTTTTGGATATGTTAGTGATTTAACTTTTAAATATTCTATTGAAGTCAACCCTAGAGAAGTATTTGGGGAGAATGACTTTTTAATAGAAACTGCATCTAAATATGGAGCTAATAATTTATTTACAGGTTTAGACTATATACCACAAGATTGGAATATTGATGCTGATGGTATACCTATGATGATAAATCCTAGATTAACTAGTGATGAAGCTTTAGAACTTGTAACTAAAATCAGAACTCAATTACAAGACGAGTTATCTGGAAAGATTGATTTAGTTAAGGTAGTTCAAGACTATGCTGATTTAGAAATGGCTGATTATGATGATGGTATTGTAAAAATATTGGAAGAAAATTTATCACAAAGTAGATATAATTTGATAAATAAATTAAGAGAGTATGGACTTAATAAAAGACAAGCTAGTGTTGTTTATAATGTGTTTAATAAAGCTAGAAAAAATATAGAAGATGTTGATGTCAACGGAATAGAATTAATAGATGAGATAACAAAAGACTTTAGTAAGAGAAATACTATTAAAAACAGATTATTTAGTTTTATTCCTAAAAATCAAGCTTTATTAGATGAAGAGTTATTCCAAGTAACAACTGATGGAGCAGGTAACCCTATAAGAGATAAATATTTTGCAAGTAAAGATGAAGTGTCAAAAAATAGAAAGCTTACACAAGCTGAATTAGATAGAAGAGATGAGATAGAAAAAATGGTTACTAAGTATTTAGGTGGACCAATAAACCCTAATGTTGAAAAAGCTTTCTGGGGAATTAATGTACCTATGGCACAAGGAAGAACTAAAACAGTTGATATTAGAACTACCGATATATCTAAATTAGCTGATATTTATTATAAAGAAAAAGGAGTTCTAAAAAAAGATTGGAGAGAATTATCAGATGATGATATGATTAAGTTCTTAGATGAAGTAGCTACAAAATTAGTTTCAGAATCTATTATTAAAATAGGAGAATATGTCAGAATTTCAACAGGAATAGATAATGTTGAGGACTATGTAGACTACTTACTTACTAAATGGAATGTAGATAAATCAAAACTAAAAATCGAAATAAATCATAAAGCAGAAAAATTTAGAGCTTTTTATAGACCTAGTGAAAAATTGATATCTCTTAATTTCCCAAAAGATATGGGAGGAGATACTAAGTTAGGAGTTGTTAGACACGAATTGCAACATATGTATGAAGATGTTGTGTTAGGAAAAACTAATGATGTTACTTACAGAAACAACTTTAGAAATAGACCTACTATTTCTGGGACAGGAGTATTCAATAGAATAAAAAAAGGTCAACCTGTAACAGCTAGAGAATTTATAGGTAGATTTTATGATAATCACTTCTACTCTCCAATGAACGATAACTTTGAGAGAAATTATCTAGCAGCAGTAGCAAGGGAAAAGTTTAATAAGAGAACTCCATATGAGAAAGCTCAAGACTTTTATTCTTTACTTAAAGCAACTACTCAAGGTAGAGTTACAGGAAGAACTCAAGTAAAAGAGATATTTAGATTTTTACAAGATGCCGAGGATATACCAGATTATTTAGACGCTGATTTTTACCAAGACTTTGCTATCAAATCTTTTATCAGACCAGATGATATGTTTGATTTTGTAAATTTCTTAGCTGATAAAGGAAATAATAGAATAAGAAATATGAATACTAACTACTCTAAAATATTAAGTAGAATGGTAACAGAGGAGCAAGGATTTTCTATCAATACTTTATTAGCTCAATTAAATACAGCTAAATTAAAAAGAGATTTACAAGGTGTTTATCAAGATATAAACAACCTAGACAACACAACAGTTGGTAGAATAGTTAGTGATATTAGAAAAGAAGTTAGAGATAGATTTATTACAGTCGGAGGTAGACAAGATGACCCTACTTCTTTATCTTCTCTATTTTCATCTGCTGTTACCTCTGCACTTATTGGTACTAGACAATTTACAGAAGCTTTAACTTCTCCTGTTATGGCTGGTACTGCTCATATACTTGCTGGTGGTAAATTTAGTGAAGGAGCTATGATGGCTATTAAGAACTTCCCATTAGCTTATAGAAATTATATTAAGTCTTATATATATGCTGGTGGTACTGCAGTAGAAAATGTTGGAGAGTTCTTTAATGCTGGTATTAATGCTGCTAGTCAAACTATATTAAAAAGACAAATGGAACAGACTTTTACTTTGCACCTTGCTGATACTCTTCATAAAATAGGAGATATTAAGAACTCTAATGTTACTCTATTTGATGCTAAGGAGTTTAGTGACTTCACTACTCAAATGGCTATACTAAATGCTGGAGCTGACCCAGATGCTTTCATTGGTAGAATGGCTAGAATATTCAATAGGAGTATCCACGGAAACAAAGCTGATGATATTCAATTACAAGCAATAGCTGAAAAGGTTGCCAGAAGTGAATTTATGAAAATGTTAGGTGTTAGTGATGTATCCCAACTAAATCAAATTCAAAAGCAAATGTACACAATGAGTGGACTAGATAATTCAGAGTTTGCAAAATGGCAAACATATGCTAGAAAAGTTGTTGATAAACATGGTCTTAATTTTCCTCAAGATGCTTTTTCTCTTAAGATGATGTTAGCTCAAGGAGAAGGAAGTATTGACTTAATAGGAATGTCAAGAAGAACTACTAAGGGAGAAAGAATCTCATTCTTATATATGTGTCAGACTATGTTCAATGCAGCTAAATTAGCACTTCAAAAACTTAAAGCTACATCAGTAAATGGTTTCCAAGTAGAACATATGGATACTATACAAATAGCAAAACTAATGGGAGTTCTTGGAGTTGCTTCAATCGGAGTTGTTGCTATGTTACCTAAGCAGCAAACTGAAAAAATAGTTTTTGGTAATAAGACTATGTTAGATGATATGGACAAGGCTTATGATACTTGGAAACAAGATAAGAAAAAAGGAAGTTATTTAATAGCTAAAACTATATTAGGAACAGCAACACAACAAACACCTTTTTCTTATATGGTAAATCCTAGTGGTAATGCTTTTGGCGTATACGGAGCTGGTTATAGCTTATTTGATAGAAATATATTTGATGTGTCAAAAGGAGAAGCTAGAGGTGGTTGGCTAACTTTATCAATATTTGCTGCACCTATTGTATCATCAAGACTTACTATGTTAGCAAAGAAATACGGAACAGAAGAAGGTGGAAGTGTTCCTATCAATAAGACTCAATTAACTCAACAATTAGCTGATGATATTGAAACATTCCTACCATATTCATATGAGAGTACTACTAGAAAAATGAAAAGGCAACAGAGAATGAATGAATTTTCTATCTGGGGTAAATAAATAAGAGAGGGTATATCCCTCTCTGTTTTTATCGTTTTGTTGACGCCAACAAAATGGTTATAATGTCATTCCAGCTACTTCTCTTGCTTTTTCCTCATACTCAACAAATAATTCTGCTAGTTCTTTTTCAGTTATCTTACCATCTTTCTTAGTCTTAACTATCTTAATCTTAGCATCTGACTCAAGATATTTTATGATATGTCTACATATACTTTTCTTAAAATTCTCTGTATCATATATATCTAACATTCCAGCCATTACATCTAACTCTTTATCTATTGTATCACTAATCTTGTGTACTAAGTTCTTAACCTCATTATTAATTCCTTCTTTAGCTTCAACATCTTTAATCTTTAGTCCTATTACTTCTTTATGAAAATTCACTATTTATTACCTCCTAGCGACCAATCTCCATTAGGTCTTTCTCCAATATTTTGTTTCCATTTTTTTATATAAGCTTGTATTATTTCTTCTCTAGTAAAACCTCTTAAATTACAAATTTTTATCCAAGTTCTAAAAGCAAAGATTAAGTCATTATTCCACAAATAATACTTAAACTCATTTATAATTATTTTTAAATTTTTGTTAGTTGTTATATTTTCAAAATCGCAGAAATGTTTTTCTAAATTAAACTCTTCATAATTCTTAAAATTTTCAAACATATTTACTAATTGTAAAAAGAAAAACAAGCAATCAACTAACTCAACAAGTTCTTTATCTCTGTTATAAGTCTTTTCTTTCCAAGTTTTAAAGTTATATTCATCTGGTAATTCTTTCCACCATTCTTGAAATTCATCATCTAAAGCACCTTTGATATCAAATAAAGTTCTTTCACGTGGAACAAATCCACTCTTACGCGGTATCAATATTTCTTTATCTAACTGCTTTTGCATTTCTAATATTTCTATAAAATCCATATTACACCTCTGGGAAATCTAATTTTCTTTCTTTATCTAACTTAAGTATTGCATCTATCTTCTCATCAAGTGGTAAATCTTCCTCTAACTCTCTCCATAAATCACAAAACTCTATCCAAGATATATTAACTTTCTTTTCATCTGATAAGTAGTTATTATACACAATACTTGGAATCATCTTAGTCTTATGTTGAATAACTACCTTTGTATCTTCATTCTCAAAAGTGAATCCTACTTTCTTTAAATCATTAGTAGTTGCTGTAAGTTCATTTTCACTTAAACCAAAAATCTTACAAGTGTACTCTAATAAATAATCTACTGTTTTTCTGTCTAACATTTTTCATCACTCCTATTTAAATTTAACTTCTACATATCCTTTATGTTTTATAATATTAAATATTCTATTTATCTCTAATACAGTATTATGTTCAATATCCTTGTTAGAGCCTGTAAACCTCTTTCTAACGTCTTTGCAATTCTCAATAGAGTTAATAGTCGCATATCTATATCCTGTCGCTTTAAACATATAATTAGGAACTCTCCTAACCTCTACTAACTTAATACCATATTTCTTGATAAACATTTTCTTTTTAATCTTATACACATCAGTTAAACTTCCTTTGTAATCTATTGCTAATTTATCTTCTGGAAAATATAAATCTGGTGTATAAGTTATTGCTAAGTGAGTTTCTCCATAAAACTCAAATTTCTCTTGAAGTATAAATTTCTTTTGAGTTTCAAATTCATATCCAAGACTTCTCATATAATCTACAAATTCATCTTCTTGCTTAGAAGTCTTTTGTCCTTTCTTATTAGTAACATTGTACTTATTTCTCATCTTCTACCACCAATAAATCTCCAGGTGTTTTATCCAACACTGTACACATAGCTAAGAGAGTATTGTAATCTATCCTCTTAGCAGTGTTCAGTCTATGTGTCTTAAGTGTTGTGTGATGTACTCCTGTCATTCTCTCAAACTCTGCTTGAGATATTCCTTTTTCTTTTAGTGCTTCTGCAAATTTACATTTTATCTTTAACAAACTACCACCTCCTTAGATATTATTATATCACTTAGATATGATAGTGTCAATGATAATTTATCCGAATATTCTACTTAATAAACCTTTATTTTTTAATTGTTCGTTTTCCTTTTCTAATCTAGCTATTTCTTTTTTTAAAATTAAGTTTTCTCTTCTTAGTAAGAAACATTCCTCAAAGTTTTTCATGCTTTCAACTCTTGCCTTTCCTATTAAAATTCTATATCTGTTTATTTCTTTTTTCTTTGCTTGTCTACTCATAATTACTCTCCTATTCTCATTTGTTCTATTTTTTTCTTAACGTTTTCTTTAAAAATACTACTTCCCATACCTCTGGATATTCTCTCTAAGAACTGTAATAACTCTAAGTTATTTTCTGATAATTTAATATCTTCCTCTACTACTCTATTTCTATCCAAGTGTTTTAATACATCATTAGGATTTACTCCTAACTTAGTAATAAACTCTTGCAAATCTTCTTTTCTAGCAAATAGATATTTGTGTTCAACATTTTTTTTCAACACTAGAGCTACTACTATTCCTATTTTCTTTTGACCTACTTTTATTTCTTCAATAAATTTAGGTATTCTCTGGTAGAATACATCTACAATTTTTTCCCCTGTATTAGTTGTTATTACCATCTTCTACCTCTTTGATTTTTTTAATAAGCTCATCAATACAATCTTTACATAAAGTCCATACAACTCCTTGATTACCATTGGAAATTTCTATCTCATACCCTTCTTTAGAATGACAATTTAAACATACTCTCCAAACGTCATCTTTTACTTTTTTAACATTAATCATTTACTTTCTCCCTTCTGTATCTATAAACTTTTGCATTGGTTTATTAAACATCATTCTGTATTTACCTACTCTACCATTTCTATTTTTATTCACATTAGCCACAATAGATTTAAGGTCATCTGTATCTTGTTCTTCTTCATCTTCAAATTCTGATTTAAGAATGAGTATTTGAGAAGCGTCATTCTCTAATTGAGAACTTCCTTTAAGAGCTGTCATATCTGTACCATCAGTTTTCTTTCTGCTAAGTTGAGATAGTCCTATTACTACTATTCCTAATTCTTTAGCAAGTCTTTTTAACTCTAATGAAATTTCAGTTATTCTCTGTACTTCACTAGCTGCTTTATGAGAAACTAACTGAACATAATCTACCACTATGAAGTCTAATTTTTTCTTTGAGTTTTCTTTCTTGGTAATGGAAATAATATCCATTAGAGATTGAGCTTCATAACACATTACTAACCTATCTCCATAAGTTTTTATTTTACCTACTGCTTCATTGAATTTGTTGTATTCAGTCTTGGATAGATTAGAAAAACTTTCAGAAGTCATTAGCTTAGATATATTTATACTACCTTTCATAGCTATTAATCTTCTATACATTTGAATATTATTCATTTCTAAGCTAAAGAAAATACCTCTATTACCATTGTTTACCAAACCATCTACCAGCTGTAATGAAAATGCTGTCTTACCTGTTCCACTTTGACCTCCAAGTAATAGTACATCAGTAGGCTCTAATAAAAACCAATCATCAAAACTCTTTATACCAGACTTCATCACTTTAGTTGCATTATCATAATATTCAAACATTGACATAATATCATCTGAAATATTATAATATTTAGTGCTAGATACAGTACCCTCAATAGCTTTAATCATACTATTCATTCTTTCTAAAGCACTCTCTGTTGTCGGTACTGTTCTAAGCTCCTCAAACTTGTTTCTAGCCCATTCTAATATTACAAGGTTTAAATACTCGACTAACATATCTTCACTAGCGTTAATCTCCACCACAGAACCTAAGAGAGATATTACACTAATATCTTTTATCTCATTTTGACTAAAAGTAATAGGTAAATCATTATTAAACTTTTCCTCACAAATATCTAAAAACTTTCTAACATTCGTGGAGAAAAACATTCTATCTGCTTGGAAGATAAGATTCAACTGTTTTTTACTTAGTTGATGTACTGCTAATAAATTGCATATTTTAAGTTCTCCCTCATTAGTCTTATTGTTTTTATATTCCTCTTTTAACTTATTTAACTGTTCTTCTTTTTTTAGTTTGCTAAAATCTTCAAAAGTTAATTCATTCATAAAACTTCTCCTATAATTCTTTTAGTTTGCTTTCTAATTCTTCTATATATTTTTGAACTTCTTCTCCTCGAGTAAACAAACCTCTACCCCATAAATCATCTAGTTCTTTTTTATAATTTTTTATTTTATTTTCTATTTTTTCTTTTTCAAAAACATTAGTTATTTTTATACCTTCTTTCTTGAGCTCTTCTATTATTTTGTTATATTCTTCTAAACGTTTATTTATTAATATATTCAAAATTTCTTTGCTAATATTCTCTTTAAGAAATAATTTTAATGTTGGTTTTCTTTCTGCTTCCAATTCTATAATTATTTTTCTATCTTTTGAAACTTCTAAGTATTCAGTTAATAAACCTACTTCCTCCTCTATTATTTTTAAATCCTCTGCTATTGCAAAAACTTTTCTGGCTATCATATTTAACTTCTCCTTTCAAATACCTCTCTCACTTTGTCATTTACCTCTAAAACCTTTTCTAAACTTTTAGTTGACTAATTAATCATCTAATATGTTAAAACTACTTATTTTAAGTTTAATGAGGTTATAAGTGTGTTTTATCTTAAAGCTTCCAAAACTTTATTGTTATACCCTAATGATTTTAAATATTTCTTAGCTTTTTCTACATCTTTTTCTCTATACAAATCGTATTTTATACTTGCTTTGATTTTGCTGTTATAAGAACCTATTTTTATTCGTTTTCCAGTTTCGAAATCTCTTTTTTGAGCTACCCATTTATTGTTTACTTTGTCAAAATAAACTCCTGCATAACCCGAAGTGTTAGTTTTTTGAATATTAGTTAAGAAACCATTTATTTTTTTAGGGATAAAAACACATCTTCTAGGAGAATAAATTTTATTACCTTTAACAAGTAAATCTTTGTCTAATTCTAATCTAATACCTTTTTCTTCTAAATCAAATCTATAGTTTTCATCAAACCATTTTTTGAAATTTGAAAAACTTAACCATTCATCACAAACCGTGCAACCTTTGTAATTGGTAAACTTTTCTTGAAATTTTTTGTTATAACATCTGCATAACATATTTGCCCAAAATTTATAGCTTTTTATAATTTCTCCATTTATATAAATTTTACCAACATAATCATTAATGCCTACACCTTGAACTGTTTTCATGTTTCTCCTTTCTTTTCTTTCTTTTTAACCGCAATTTTTTTCTTTCTTTTCTCAAAGTCTTAAGTTAGTTCTAGTAAATCATTTACTTATACTTTCCACTAACTTAATTAAGTAATAAGGTAATATGTCCATAGGACATTACACTATCTCTGCTTTATCTATCTTATCTAGTATATATCTATAATTACTGTATCTATCATCAGTTAGTGTTTCTTCTAAGAATAACTTATCTTTCTCATAGATAATGTTATTAGTATCTAGTAACATTTCTATTTTACCTATTCTATTTACAATCTTAGTATCTATACTAGGTTTAGTATCTTTATTAGATTTATAGTTCTTAGTAGGAAATATTCCTTGATATTCTTTATCCATACTAAAATCTATACTCTCTATTAAATGTTCTTCTGATTGATAATCTTTACCTATCTTATTAATCTCACTAGTTATAGGTCTTATAGTTTTTAATGGTTTCTTAATTTGTTTTCTGTATTCTATAAACTCAATGAACTTTTGTTTTAGGCTATCAGATATATTTAGTTCGTTGAGTTGTTCTGTAATTTTCTCTTTTTTATCTTTCTTCTTATCTATTTCTTTTTCTTTTTCTATATCTATATCTAGAGCGTTACTTGACGTTACTGTAACGTTACTTTTATCTTCTAGTAAATTCTTTTGTTTTTCTCTATATCTAGCCTGTCTTAATCTAGCTTGTTCCCTTATTTTATCTAGTCCATCTACATTTTGGTGTTTATCCCAATTCACTATATTTATATGTTTATTTATCTCAATCATTCCAAAATCAGAGAATGTTTTGAGAGCTAATCTAACTGTATTGATAGGTCTATTAAATATAGTTGCTAACATTTCATCAGTAGTAGGAATCTCTTTTATAACATAAACTAAACCTCTGTCATTAGTTTTACCAGCCATAGCCAACAGCTTAAACCATATCACAAGTAATGTATCTCTATCTGGCATACTGTCTATAAGTTTTATTTTCTCATCATCGAAAATATCAGTAGTTATTTTTATCCATTTTACTTCATTCATTCTATTTTTCCTCCTTCAATTCAATTTCTACATAATCTCCTATGTCTTTTCCTAACTTTTCCAGAATATCCTTAGGTATTGTTATACCTTTTGAATTTCCTATTCTTGTGATTTTTAATACTAATTTCATAGTTCCTCCTTGTTACTTTTGATATAACCTATTATAACAAATTATAATTAATAAGTCAATATATTTTTATAAAAAAAGAGAGGTGTTATCCTCTCCTACATAAACCATTTAAATATCTTTACCTTGATAATAAAGTTAATTAAGTCAATACCATATGAAATTGCAAATATGATAGCAACCATTATTATTAATAAAATTATCGGGTCATCTTTTTTATCTTTCATCTTCCACCTCTAAAATACTCAATAAAATTTTAAGGTCTTCTTTCTCGTGATTGAGAGAATTATACCAAGTTATGATATACAAGGGTTTACCTGCAACTTCAAATTCCGTTACATCTCTAATTCTTCTTGTAAAGCTTTCTCCTGTTTCAGTATTTGTTATTTTTATTTCTAAATCATCTATTGCACCATATATAAAGTCATCTAATAATTTAAACCTTTTATCAAATCTTTCCCAGACTCTAACTGTATTGTTTTTTATACCTCTTTCTTCTTTTTGATAGTATTCTGGAATGCTTTTAAAATTTACTACTTGCGTCATCTTACACCTCATCATAACTTAAATCTCTGTATCTACTAACCTCTGTAATAAAACATAGTTCTGCTTCTTTATAGTCAGTTTCTTCTCCTATAATATCCCAAGAATCTTCGTCGCTTTGTCTAACTAATATTAAAAATTTATCTGTGAACATTGCCTGTTTTTTATCGTTATATGTTAGAAGGAACTCTGTTTTATCTACTTTTATTGAAATGTTTAAACCACTTCTAACTATTTCCTCAAAAGATAAAATTTCATCAGAATGAGGTTTGTTTTTATTGATAATAACATCAGTTTTAACCTCTTTAAAAACAACATTTTTTCCATCTTCTCTCCTAACAGATGTACAGTATGGCAAATCTAAAGACCATTCATTACAATCGAAGTTTTTACCACCTTCAAAAAAACAACCTTTACAGTGAGTTTTTATACTTTCAACAACTATAAATCTTTTACCATTTGCATTAAATGTTTTTCCTGTTCCTAAATTTTTAAATTCTTTTTCAGTCATTTCCTCCACCTCTTTATCTCCTAGAATTTCATCTATGTATGGAACTTCAATTTCTGTTTCTTTTAATTTTTCTAAAGCTTTTATAAATTGTAAGTCTTGTCTTATAAATTCAAATTTTTCCCTATTTTCATATTTACTATTAATAGCTTTTAGTAAAGATTTTTCATATTCATTCATTTGTACCACACCTTAGTCTTTTAAATATTCTGGAGTTTTTGCAGCTCTAGTTTTAAGTTCTTCTACACTAACCTTTTCTAATTTAATTCTCTGTAATTCAAAATGAAGTTCGCAATTTTCAGCTTTTAATCTCTCAATTGTTTTATCTTTTTGTTTTAAAATATCGGATATGCTGTCAACTTCTTCTATTATACCCCATAATTCTTTTGACACTTCATCAAAAGTTATTGTTTCTGGAGTTCTTTTAACTTTTAAATAAAGTTTTGATAATTTATCTTTTGTTTCAGCCATCTACTCCACCTCCTTATTTTAAAAACTTAACATATATTCTAGCTGGAATACCTTTCTTAGTTAGTCTGATATATCCTTTATCAACTAATGTATCAACATAACCTCTAGCAGTCCTATATATAGTTCCTGTCTTTTTCTCAATCTCAAGATAAGAAAGCAAGTTACCATCTCTTGTAGTTTTAGTGTTAGCTTTTAACCATACATAGAATCCTAACTCTTTGAATCCTATGTTCTTAGTATCATCTTCATAAATTATTATTGACATAATTCCCTCCTAATAAGTTTTTATATTTTTATTATATAACAGAATATACAAAAAAGTCAATAATTAAAATTGTGTTTTTCATTAAAAATAGTATTGACATTTATTACTAAAAGTGATATGATAATATCACGAGGTGGTTAATATGTATGATAAGTTTGAGAGAGAAGCTGCTCTAGCGACTTATCTCATTCTACACAATGTTGATATGACTATCAAGGTATGGGGGGATTGGATAAAACAGGAAGGTCCAGACTCTCTTAGTCCTTATCAAAAAGGTCTATTGACAAGAATGAGAGGTAATATGGATAAGATAGAAGAGGTATTCAGAAGTAAGGGAATATCCAAAGAAAATAGTATTAGTTTTATCAGAAAGATAGCTGATTACTATATTGATAGTAGAGGAGAGTTCTGTTATCTATTTAAGAAAAAGTTTATAGATACACTAAATTCAACATTACCTAACAGTACTTTTGGAGATTCTTTCCTAAGTCTAATGGTAGCTTTCCATTACTTAGATACAAGACTTGTCAAGACTATTGAGAGAGTTGGCAAGTTGGAAGAATACCAAAGATTCAAGGTTGCTTTAGAACAGTGGGTAAACTTCTATAAAAATGCTAGAATAATTTATTCAGAAGAGTGGATAAGAGAGATAATAGAGGAGGTATAGAATGAAAAAAATGACATTATACTCAAGAGTAGCAGAACTTGAGAAATGGGAAGAACTATTTGATAGTTGTATTGATGATGAAACAGGAGAAATAATTGACACTGATGTTTTGGAAGAGTTGAAAAATGACTTAGAGAAACAAATAGTTGAGAAGTCCTCTGACGTCGTAAAATACCATAAAAACAGAGATGGTCTAATTAGCCAAGTGTCAGATGAGATTAAGAGGTTAGAAGCTTTTAAAAAGACTCTCGCAAACCGTCAAAAGAATTTTGAGAAATATATACTGTACTGTATGGAAAAATTAGGTAAAAACAAAATAGAAACAGCTAACGGAACTATCAAGATAACTAAATCACAAGGAGTTAAAATCACTGATTATGAAAAAGTTCCAGCTAAGTATATAGTGATGAAACAAGAGTTTAAGGAAGATTTAAGAGCTATTGCTAAAGCTATCAAGTCTGGAGAAACTGTTGATGGAGCTATCTTAGAAGATAGAAAAAATATAAGTATTAAGTAGGAGGTAAAATGGAGTGCAAATTTTGTGAAAGTAAAATGAAAAAGGTTTGGTCTGGTGGCGATGGTTACCACGAGCCTAGAGAAGAAGAGTGGGTTTGTCCTAACTGCCATTCAAGATATGAGTGGACAGAAGGTTGTGGTGGATATTGGGAAAATAACAAAGGAGAGGAGAGCAGAAATGATTAAGGAGGAAAAATGGAAATAACAATTAAAAGTTTTAAGAGTAGCTTACAAGGAGTAAAAGCTAGTCTATCAATAGGAATAGATGGAATAATATGGATAACAGGTGTAAATGTAAGAGAAGGTAAGAATGGAGATTTCTTAGCATATCCAAGTTATAAGAGTGGAGAAGAATGGAAGAGTTACATAATGGCTAAGAAAGAGTTTACTCAAGCTATCTTAGATAATTATAATTCTAAGAAAGAGGTTAAAATAACTATTGGTACTGTTAAAAAGCAAGATGATGTTGAGGAAGAAGATAGTGAGTCTGTTTTTCCATTTTAGGAGGATAGATGGCTAAGTTAGTTTTAGTACCTTGTGAAACTTAAGTAAAAAATAAATTAGGAAGATTGATGTATGGAGCTGGAGTTGTTTTACTGCTCCTAAAAGTGATAGGAGAGATATGATGAAAAAAGTAGATGAATTAAAAATAGGAGAAGAATTTCAATTAGGAGATAGAAAGTTCAGAATAGAAGAAGAAACAGATGGAGAAATCGAGGTTTGTGTAGGTTGTTTTTTCAAAGATGCCAATTTAGAATGTAGAGAATTACAAATTTTTAATATAATTCCAGAATGTAGTTTTAGTTGTAGAAAAGATAAAAAAGATGTGGTATTCAAGGAGGTTAAAAATGATTAAGAAATATTTATTGAAAAACAACACAGTATTGGATGTGGTTATAGATAAAAAGGTATTCAAAATTTCTAAAGTGAGTAATCAAATTACTATCAATATGGAATTTTCAAATTTACCTATATCTATTTTAGATGGAACAACAGTAAATAAGGAAACAGTAGTTTTAGGCAGTTGCTTAAGCACTGATAAAGCTAATGCTATATTAGAAGCATTAGGTATTGAGGTAAAATTAGTTGAGGAAGTAGAAGAAATATTAGATAAAATAAAAGAATATGGACAGAGTTATCATAATGAAGAACATACATACAATATATGTTTGTGTTACGATAATAATAAACTTAAAGGTGCTTTTCCAGATTTAAGTAATGGTAAGTATAGAAATTTTGGTACTAAATTTTATAAAAAAGAAACTGTTGAAAAATTATGCAATATGTTAAATGAAACACTTGAGGTTATGGAGGTAAAATAATGAGTTTTTGGTTATTTTTAAGAATAATGATAGGGCTATTAGCAGGAAAAACATTTTTAAGAGAAATGCTTAACAATGAATATTTAGACTTTGATGATTTAAAAATGTGGTTATCAATGTTAATATTCAGAGCTATTTTAGCTTTTATATCTTGGTGGGGATTGACACCATTACTAAATTTGTTATAGGAGAAAGTTATGGAATGTATAACAGATAAGCAAAGGAAAATGATATTTGCTCTTGCTAAATGTTATTCCAAGTATGTGTATGAGAGTGATGATTCATTCCACGTCAATCAATCACTAACAGAACTAAAAAAGAAATACCAACAGACTTCCTCAAATGTTATTATAGAGCCTTTCAGTAACTTAAGAGATAAAATACTTAAGGTATTAGATAAAACCTCTCAAACAGGAGATAAAGAGGTAATAGCTGATGAGATAGAAAGGTTATTAGTAAGAGAAGTTCAGTTTTTTAAGATAAAGATAGAGGGTGTGTTTAGCATATCCTCTGCTTTATTCTCAAAGAATAGTGCTACCAAGTTTATTGATTGGTTGATAGGTTACTTTGTATATGAGGAAATAGAATTAAGTCCAGAGTTACTAAAAATGTTAGAGGATCAACAAAAAGAAAAATTAGTATATGCTGCTCTAATGAATGGTAAATGTTGTGTATGTGGTAGAAAAGCTAGTCTACATCACGCAAAGTCAGTAGGATTCATTGGTGGTTATGCTAAGGATAAAGGACAACTTCCTGTATCTCCACTATGTAAAGAACATCACGCAGAGATACATACAATAGGACCTACTAAATTTAAACTTAAATATCATACTTATGGAAGCATTAAGTTAAGTGATAGAGATATAGAAAAGGTTAAGAAAGTCTACCCAGCTCACTTTAGAGCATTTTCATTAGATGGTGGAGATGAGTTAGATGGCTAATGTAAGTAAAAGAAATATGGAAGATTACAAGGATAAAAGAAAACATATTCCTGTATTATTGAATTTCGTAAGTTTTAAAGTAGAATTTGATGACTTGATAAAGTGTTATGAGTTTGAGAGTATAAGACCAACAGGTAAGATAAGGTTTAGGTGTACCACAATAAACAAGATAGATAATACAGAAAAGAGTAGATACACTAACCTAACATTGTACAAAGATGGTTCTGGATTCTATTTTAAGATAATGCATAAGCTGATAAGAGTAGATGGAGTAATAAGAAATTTTCTTAATAGATTTAAAATGGGTAAACCTGCCAGAACAGTAGTAATGTGTCCTAAGTGTAGAACACCATTAAAATATATATGGAGAGATAATGTAAATGCTGTATATAACTATATGGAAGCTATTACTTATGCTGGTGTAGGAGATTATCATATTGAGAGAGAATATAATATGGCAGATGAGGGTAATTTCGATTATGTTTATTGTCCTAATTGTCAATATACTAATACTAATCCTAAGACCATTAAGAAGTTTAGGAAAGTTCCAGGAGAACAATTTGTTGATATGAACAATGTTGTAGATTATTTTGAGTTTAAGCATAAAGGGTGATAGAATGAAAAGAGAAGATTTTGAGGAGATTTTACCAGTACATGTAGATAATTGCAAAAAAATAATTAAACAAAAAGGAGAATGTACAGGGGTAGATTGTAAGGAGTGTCCTTTTACGTTTTTTAATTCAACAAATGAAAAAGATTGTGTACAAAATGATTATGCTGGTAAAGGTCAATTAGTGGAAAGTGCTGAAGAATTTGTAAAATTATTTGAAAAATATTTTGAGCCTGAAAAAACATTAGGCGAAGAGATTAAAAAAGATGTAGAAAAAACAGTGCGGGCAATATGTGAAGCTACTCCAGGGAGAATAAAAACTGTTGAGGATAATGTAAATCAACCTAACCACTATAAACTTGATGGACTTGACGTAGAAGTATTAGATATAATAAAAGCTGTATTGACTAAAGAGCAGTTTGAGGGATTTTTACACGGGAATGTAATTAAATACGCATTGAGAACTAATAAAAAGAATGGTGTAGAGGACTTAGAAAAAGCTCATAAATACTTAGGTTGGTTGATTGATAGCAAAAATGGATTGAAATTAAATAAATAATATGGTATATTTATAAATAAATAATGTGGTATATTTGTAGTGTTTTAGTAACTTGTAAACTTAAGTAAGAAAATAGACACATTTTTTATCAATCCTGTTTTAGTAACTTGTAAACTTAAGTAAGATGAAAACAGGAAATATTTTTATCAATCCTATAAATCTTGGCAGTCTATATGGCTGCCTTTAATCTTAAAAGGAGGTATGTTAGATGACACCACAAGGATATTTTGCATTAGGATTCGTAGTAGGAGGAATATTAGGATTTGTTGCTTGCTACATTAGAGGTAAAAAAGGCAAAAACAAGGATATTGCAGAGCTAGAAGAAAAGATTAAAGATTTAACAGAGAAGTTGAAAAATAAGTAGGAGGTAGCAGGAATGGAACATATTAAAAGAATGGAAGTTGAACTACAAGAATTAGAGGAAAAAATAGAAAAATTAGAAATTTTCCTTAAGAAAGAAACTAAAGAACCTAAATTCACTGATGAAGAGCAGAGAATTAATTTACATTTACAAAAAAGTTATATGAGAAAATATGCTGAAATATTAAGTTGCAGAATACATTATGATACTTTAAAAGCTCACGGAGAAATAGGAACACCATGCTCAACATCAGAAAACTATGATGTAGTAACAGAAGAATGTTTTGAATAGGAGAGGGTAACACCTCTCTTTTTTATTTGACTTTTATTAACAAAAGTGATATAATACTATCATATCAAAGATATATAGGAGTGATAGAAAATGGAAGAAAAAAAACTTAATATTTATCAAAAACTACTAGAAGTCCAAAAAAGAGTAGTAGGACTTGGTAAAAATCAAAAAAGCTTCAATTATGATTATGTAACAGGAGCTAAGGTGTTGGATAATATTAAACCTATTATGAATGAAGTAGGATTGATATTAAAGCAAGAGATTATTAACCTAACTCACGAGAGAATAGATTATAAGTCTAAGAATAGTGAAAAATCAGAAATACTATATACAGCAGAGTTACTATTCACTTGGGTAGATGTTGAAACAGGGGAAAAAGATGAGAATAGATTTGCTGCTAGTGGTATGAATGACTGGGAGAAAGGTGTAGGTAGTATCTTAACATATGCAGAGAGATATTTCTTACTTAAGTATTTCCATATCAAGACTGATGAAGATGATATAGACAATCCAAATAGAAAACCAGAAGATGATACACCAGAGCCTAAGCAATCTAAGAAAAAAGAAAAACCTATTGAGAAAAATGTGGAAGAACTAGATAGACAGGTTATGTTAAAAGAAATACCTATCAAATTACAAAATAAACAAGCTGGATATTATGAGAATGTATTAAAATTCTTTAAGTTACCAGAAGATACACCGATAGAAAAACTATCAGACAAGCATTTAAAAACTTTATATGATAACTTAAATAAGTAGGTGGTAATATGTTATTAATGGCTGATATGGTGTATAACAAGAGAATGAAAAAGCAAGTTCATAAAGAAATGATAGATAGTGTATTCCAATTACTTGGAGATATTAAGAAAGGAGATAATGTTAAGTTAAGACAATTAGGTGGTGGAATAGTTAAGACACCAGAAGTTATTAAGTATAAGTTCTTTGAGGATAAGTTGGTAATAGAAAGTGAGTGTACTAGATATGAGTTCTCAATCCATTATGATTAACGCTTGACTTTTAATGATTTATGAAGATTTGTTATAAATATAGGAGTGATAGAAAATGGAAGAAAAATTAAAAATGATAAAAGAAAAATTTTGTGAAAGTAATTCAGAAATAGATAAATTAAATCAAAAGTTATATGAAAAAAGCATTGAGCTTTGTTTAAAATGTTTTAAAAAATTTGATTTAAGTGACTCAAATTTCAAATTAAGAAGTGAAGGAGTTATTGAAAAAGAAGGTATATACTTCTATGTAGAATCTAAAACAATTGTGTTTAGTCCTAAGTATGAATATACAGTAAGTTTAGTTGAAAAAAAAGGAATTTTTAGAATATTTGTAGATGATTTTGAAATACCAACTGTGGTAGATTTTTATGGTAAACACATAGGCTTTCAAGAAAAAGTAAAAACTATGTTTGAAGAAGCTGAAATAGAATATAAATTAATAACTAACACATGGCTAAAATCTAAATTAGAAGGTAAAATTTCAACTGTTGATTACTTGCTAGAATATGTTTTGAAAAAATAAAAATTGACTTTTATTAACAAAGAAGGTAAAATAATATTATATTAATTATGAGTTATGTCTCTCAATAAAAAGGCAGGATTATTTTAAGATTCCTAATAATTTAATATCCACTGATAACTTATTAAGGTATCTACTACAAAATTAAATTTTATCTCTCACAAAACCTCACTTAATCGTGGGGTTTTTCTCTTTTATTAGGTAAATTTGCCAGTCCTTTTATTAACGGAGCTGTTTTAAAAAAAACTGATGGGTTGGGGGGTTCTCTTTGCTCCTGCAGCTCCTGGAGTAGTAAAAAATAAAAAATAATTTAAAAATAATAATTATTTTATATCAAGCTTTAATTTATGTCTAAAAAATTTAAAAATATCTAGTCTATTATTTATACCTAAAATGTTTTAGAAAGCTTTTTAGAGGTATTTTACGAGGTCAGATATATAAATAAAGATATGGTGTAATAGTTAAATAGTGTTATTAGCTCATAAAATTAAAAATAAGATGGTGGCATCTGCTGGACTTGGTATTATTCCAGGAATAAAAAAAAGAGAGTCTTTTAAGACTCCCTAATAAATCTATAAATGATGTTTGAATAAGTATTAAACTTGTTTTTCATTCTCTCCAGTTCTCCTGGACTTGCTAACATAATATTTTTAAAGAAAGTTGTTAGTTGCTCATCTGTGATGGGTAATCCTGGAATCTCTCCAGCTTGTAAAAACTCTTTAAAGGCTGCAGCTGGTCCTATTTTATTTTTTCTACCGTAGTAGCTGCTAGACTTGAATTGAGTTAGTATAGTAAAGGCTGGATTATCTCCAGCCAATCTTTTTAAATATGTTTCTAAGGTTGTTATATAATCTTTGCTATTTTTATTTATCATCTTTATCTCTCCAAGCTAATGGCATGCAATAATATTTATAATCATCATTTTCAAATACTATCATTGAATTAGATCCTATGAATTTGAAATTAACATCATCTTTTTTAACTCTTTTTAAGTAATCTAATATATTTGGACCATTAAGTGATATTTTTAAATCGTGTTCAGCTTCAATTTTTAATTCCTGTGTAATATCCATTTTTTTATTAGCTGCGTAAATTTCTAAGATGTTAGAATATTTTTTGATAGTCCATAGAGTACTATTTTTATTCTCTGTGTTATCCACTGATATTTTAACAGCTTTTTTCAATACTTTTTCAAGCTCTTTTCTGTTTAAGGTTGCGTTCCATTCCATAGTATCTCCGAATTTAATTACATTTCTAACGTCTGGATAATGTGTATAAAAATTTTTCCAAGTTATTTTTATACCTCTACCAAGTTCTAACATGTAATTGTGTTCTTTCTTTAGTACTTTGATTTTATTTTTTGTAAGTTCTAAAAAGTCTATCACTGCATAAGGGATCATAAACCAAGTATCAATGTTTGAGATATTAGAGTTATAAACTCCAAGTCTATAAGAATCAGTTGCAGCAATTCCAGCATCTGAAATGTAAACATACTTAACAGCATCAGCATCTGGTTTTATATCTTTTTTAAGATTAATTATTTTTTCAATGTCTCCAGGCTCAATTATTATTTCATGTTCTGCTTTAAACTCTTCAATACTCTTTTTATTCTCTTCAAATTCAACCTTTAAATTAATTTTATCTTGCTTAAATGTTAATTTTTTGTCTTTTAATATTTCTATATCGCCATCATCTAGCACGTTAAAAGCTTTTTTAATTAAATCAGTCTGTAAAAATACATCTGCTTCTAGTGTATTGTATATCTGTACTTGATCAACGCCACCCAAATTAATAATAGCATTTACTCCATGTTTTTTAGTATTTAAAAACACTTGTCCATCTTTTATTGTTTTAATTATTTTTTCCATTCTCCACTCTCCTATTAAATCAAATTAGCTATAAAATCAAATCCAAACCAATAATATAATACTATTCCAGCTCCTGCTATTCCACCAAATAAATACTGTTTCATTCTGTCATCTCCTCTCTTACTAAGTCTGCACCAGCTGCTATTTGAAAAGCTTGGTATATCTCAGCAGCTTTTTGTATTGCTATATATTTATTATCTTTGAATTTATTTTTCCATAGTTGCTGCTCATCATCTTTAGTGTGTTTATATACCCAGATAAGAGGTATAAACAAGTCTGCGTCAATAAATCTATGTTCGCTCTCTAAATAACATTTAACAATGTTTTTATCATATTCTAGCAGCTCCCAATATACATCATATAGATTTTCTAATCTTTGGACACCATAACTATAAACTTGTCTTAATTGGTGTCCTTGCTCTATCTCGTATACTGTGAATGTAAAGTTATCATTGATGAATAATATATACTCTTTCATTATTCATCAACTCCTGCCACTGTATATTTCCCAGAATCTCCAAATAAATATTCTCCAATTTCTTCAATTATGATGCTAAAATCATTACCAATCAAACAGTCTTGAATATATTCAATTTCTCTTTCATCAATAACAAGTTCTTTGATATCCTCTTTTATTCTATTGTTAGCATAATTTCTTAAATCCTCAACTGTACCTTTGAACACCTCTTTGTCTGTACCTTTTCTCATTTCATCAATTACTGTGTAAGTTGTCATTTCTTTTTCCTCCTCTACTGTTTCAACTGTTGGTTGCTCTGCTGTATCTTCTTCATACTTTTCATTATACATTCTTTCTCTTTTTTCAAAGTATCTCTCATAAGCTGCAAAGATGTCCATAGCATCTTCTACTGTATTGCATATTGCCCAAGCATCATCATCACAGTCTGTATATTTTATAATAGCATCATAAACATCAGATTTTTTAACTTTTTTATCATTTACAGCATAACCGTTACGTCTTAAATCTTCAATAAATGCTTTTTTGCTGCTGTATTCTCCAGATATTACCTCGTAATTATTAGTTTGTTTGTTTCTAACTGTTGCTTTGTACACTGTCATTTTTAAATCACTCTCCTATAAATCTGTACTGAAATAGTAATAATACTATTCCTGTATCTCTCTTGTTGATATAAGTATATTACATAACATCTTTTTTTGTCAATACTAATTTTATACTTTTTTGTAAAAACTGGTAATATTTATATTTGGCAGTACACTATATAAGAAAAGCTCCATACTTTTTAAAGCTGGTGTAAGTTGTAAATGATAGTTGTTTCCACTAATGTGCGGCAGCAATAAGATTTACATTGTATGCTCTCCTAAGTAATAGTAGTATAGTAGTAAGTAATACAATATATGTAGATAGTAGTTAAGTAGTTAGATATAATAGTAGGTAGATAGCAGAAGATAGTTAGCAGTATTAAGTTAGATATAAATATCAAAGTAGATTATTACAATTACTATATGAAAGAGAATGATATTTATTATGATTGAGAACATATTCATTTATATTTCACACATACCATTATACCTCTTATATCTCACAAACTCCCATAATCATGCGATTACAAGCTCCTACTGTAATAATTATTGTCGATAATAATTACTTGAATAACTAAACCAAAGATAATACTTATTATATGCGGTATGGTTATTTTGTTGTATTTAATAATAATTATTTAGAATAACATTTATTTTTTCCAGAGGTTTTAACTCTTATTCCTGAATCTATTACAGACTACCCCCCCACCCTCGAAAATCCTACGTTGGCGACTATGCATACCCCAACTATAACCTAATTTCCAAAATCTCAACTCAAAGTTTACAAAATTTCAAAAAACCTATATTTTTTCAAATAAAGTGTCAAAAATTCCCGAGTAGATACTTTTAAAACTAGTCATTTTACCCTAAAAATTTAAAAAATGTAAACTTTTAATAAAATAAGTGATATGATATAATCGAAAGAAAGGAGTTGATAAAATGAATTTAACAAACATTGACTTAGATACAGTTGAGATGTTAAGTGAGAAACTTAAGATAAGCTGTGAGGAAGTTATTGAATTAGCAGTAAGAGAACTTGCTATAAATGTTATGAGTGAGGATAGTGTTGAGGAAGTGCAGAAACAGTATAAGGCTACTATCAAGGAAATAAGAGGTAAGTTGTTTAAGGTATATGACAATATCAATAAGGGTAAGATAAGTTCAGAGGAAGCTAATAGAGAGCTTGACATATACAATAAGTTGATTAAGAACTTCACTGAATTAAGTAAGACAGATGGTAATATGACAGGATTTATTGCTGATTACAAGACTAGAATAGAATTATTACAAAGAGAGAGAGAGTTGAGAATAAAAGCTAAGTCACAACATGTACAAGAGAAGATGGCAGAACATAGTATTGCTATGGGTATGATTAAGTACGGGGAGGAGTTATGATGGGATTTATAACAGATACTCCAGAGTATAGGGAGAAGATGAAAAAACTTCTTGAGAAAAAGAAAAGTAATAATGAGTATGAGTGTTATGTTAATTTAATTACTGATACTAGCTTGGTATATTTCCTAACTACTAAGTACCCAGAGGTATGGGATGAGTATTTGGAAAGTAGGAAAGGACATAAGACGATAAATGAGATAATAGAGGAGATGACTAAGAGATGAGTAAGAAACTATTACCAAGATTTTTACTTAGAGATTTCCAACAATATGTTATGCAACAGTTCTTATTACCAGAAGCAAGGATAGCTCTTACTGCTGCTAGAGGAGCTGGTAAGGACTTCACAGGTGTTATGTGTGCTAATACATTGGCAGTATGTAAACCTGGTAGTAACATTGTCTATTTAGGTGTTAGTCTTAAGGCAGTTAAGAAGATACTTACTGCTAATGATGATAAGACAGGTAAACCAATGTTTATGGGTATTATTGATACTGATTTACTAAAACCTACTCTTGCTGGAGATTATTTCCACAGAGAGATGAGTTGTTTTAAGTATAAGAATGGTAGTATATTATATATTGCTGGTAGCGACCAAAACAGTGAATTAGGAACATCAGTTGATGCACTTATTATTACTGAAAGTTCTCGTATTCCTAGAGAGTCTTGGAAGTACTTAAAAGGTAACGTAAACAGGGCAAATGGTAGAATACTTGAGATTAGTACACCATTCTATTCATCAGACTTTAACGAGCTGATAGATGGTAACTTGCCAGAATCTCAAAGATACATCAAAGTAAGAGTACCTGCTAATATATTACATAATGCTGATGGTAGTAGAGTATATCCAGATGATAAGCTAACAATGTTAAGAGCTGAATTTGACTCATCTAGTTTTGAGCAAGAGTATATGTGTAGTACTGCTGTTATGAACTCATTTTCAGTACTTGGAGAGAGTTTACTTAAGGCTAGAAGAATACCTGTTAGTGACTTTACATTAGGGCAACATAGAGAGTTATATTTTAGTTTTGACTTAGGACAGTCAGACTATACTGTTATGTACACTTGTTATAGAGATGAGAAAATGGACTTTCCTGTTATTGTTAATAGAATGATTAAGAATCAGACTAATTTATCAGAATTTATTGAGGAAATACATAATCAAGTGAATAAGTACTCAACTCATAAGGTTAATATCATATTACCTTTTGATGCTGCTCACGATATTCAAGGATATTCTGGTAAGTTGAATAGGAAAAAAGAGATAGAAAAACACGTGCCATACAATTGGAGAGTTAATATCATTCAGAGAACTGATAATATTAGACTATTACAAATAACTAGAAGAGTGTTAGAAACTAGTAGACTTGGTATTATTGCTGGGGAGTTAGGAGATGCTATTATCAAGGAATTAGCGAGTGTTAATTACAAGGAAAATAAAATAACAGGTAAACCTACTATGGAAGTTGACAAGAGAAGTGGTATTTATGAAGACCACGTTATTGATAGTCTTAAGTACCTAGTTGCTTTCATATTTGGCGAAATGTTTGAGGAAGGATATGATAAAAACGTAAGAGATAAGATAATGAAGTCCGATGTTGCTAGAATAACTAATGTTAATATTCCTGGATTTAGAGGAAGGGCAGTAGATAATCTTATTTCAGAGATGATGACAAGTAAATTAAAAGGAAATAGTTTTAGTAACTTTAGGGGGAATTTCTGATGATTGATAATAAATTAGTTATTGATTTAGATATGTTAGTTGAAAAAAATATAAAATCAAGTGATAGTTTATATCAAGGAGAGTTAAAACCTAACCTAAAAAAACTTAATTTTATAAATAATATTATTAGACTTTTTTGTAAAAAAGCAATAGTTGAGAAAATAAGTAGTTATATGGAGATTGAGAATGTTGCTAAAAAATATAAAACAAGTCGTAACCATTTAACTTATAAAAATATTTTTCATAGTAATTATCTTTATAGAAACAATATAACTGATATTCCTCAAGTGGACCTAGTTATTATTATTAGTGATGATTATGATATTAAGAAAGAACTTAGTAGATTACTAATAAATAATTTATTAAAAAACAGACATTTTGGTAAATTTACTGAAATACCTAGTGATAAGATGCCAGAAGTTGATTTAATTAAATATCCTCATTTTTTGAATAATTATCAGAATGATAGAGTGTTTTTCTATGATGGATTTTTTATGTGCCTTAATGTTATTGGTACAATTCCTTTTCTTAGTTATATCAATTTTGGTAGTCCTAAGAACTTTTTTAGTGATGGTAATGAGTTACTAGAATATATTCACAGCACTTATGGTTGTATTGGTTTTTGTTGGACCTTAAAAGGTACAGGAACTTGGCTAAAAAGATTGTCTAAGAGATATAAAAATAAAAAAGAATTTACAAAAGATAATATAAATTATATGATATTATCAAACAATATATTATAAGGAGGTATTACTATGGGAAATCCTATCAAAGAAATTTCAAAAATACCAGGTAAACTGGTAGAAAGTGTTGGTAATGTTGCTGGTGGATTGGTTGATGGAGTGTTAGGAACTAATATCACAGGAATGAATAAAATGCCAGAAATGAATGTTGATGTTGAGAAAGCTGACCCTAGCTTATCTACACCTACCACGCCAGAAAATAGTCCTACTCAAATAGGAACAGGAGATACTACTGATACAGGACTTGGAGATATCACTAGTATATTCAATACTCTTACTAAGCAAGAAGATGAGTGGGATAAGTTCTTAGGTAGATACTCTAAGAAATAGGAGGTGTTATTGTGCTTAATAATTTAGAACATTATCAAGAACTTTATAAGGCTTGTGTTGCTGAAAAACAAGCTATCATTCCACAATATAATCAGATAATGGAATACACCTTACCTTTTGGACACGCTGATACAATAGCACTACCAGAGGATTTTATCAATAGGACCATAAATTCAGAGATAAGAGATGCTTGTAATTCTTTTAAAAATTTTGTTATTTATGCACTATTTGGTGTTGAAACTGATTGGGCAGAGAGTGATGTTATTATTCCTCTAGTTAGGCAGAATAGAAAATTTACAGGAGAAGCATTAGAGGAAACAGTCAAGAAATTGAGAAAAACTTTAGAATCTCAAACAAAAGATACTTTTGAGTATTTAAGAAATACTAACTACAAACAAGAGATTGGTAGAGGTATTTATGACTGGGGGGAGCTTGGAACAGCTTGTTATAGAATAAATGAATTAAGTTCTGATGCAGACCCTTTTAACTTTAAATATATTCCTATCAATGAGTTATTGTTTATGGAAGATTATAGAGGAGAACCTAATATAGTCTTTAGAAAAGTTTATAATAAAAAGTCTAGTGAAATAGTTCAGATATTTCCTGGAGCTAATATTGGAAGTTTAGAAGAAGACAATAAATTTACTTTTACTGAATGTGTTGTACCTTTTAATGAGAATGGAGTTCAAAAATTTGAGTGGTTATTATTTGATGATAGTATAGCAGAAGTATATGATGAGAGAATATATGACTATAACCCTTTCACAGTATTTAGATTTAGTGTTGTACCTCAATCTAGCTGGGGAATGGGAATAGGTGCAGTTGCTTTAGATTGTTACCAAAGATTAGTATTCTATGAAAATTTAAGAGCTAGACAAGCATTAAGAATAGTTGACCCACCATTATTATTATATGGAGATAAGAGATTAGTAGAAGCTTTTGATTTAACACCTAATGGTTTAAACTGGGGAGGAGATGGACTAAGTGTTAAGGCTGGAGTAACTCCTATCAATACCACAGGTACTCTATTACCTACTGAAAAGGACATTGATAGACTTACAGCAACTATACAAGCACTACACTTCAATAACCCTTTTGGAAGTGCTGAAAACAAGACTACAAGGGCAACTGATGAGATACAATATAGAATGAATTTATTACAACAAAAATTTGACGATGCAGTAACTAACTTATTCAAAGAAGTATTAATTCCTACTTTCTATAAACCTAGAGCAATACTACTTGCTAAGGATTTACTAGAAAAGATAGATGATAACAAATACTTTAAGGCAAGATTTATCAATGCACTTACTAAGAGTGTTGATATGCAAAAGATAGAAGGTATAGTTAATATGGTGCAAATATCACAAGGTATTTTCCCTCAAGATGCTTTCTTTATATTCAACACTGATAAGACTATTGAGTATATGGCTGACAAGTTAAGAATAGATACTGAATTATTGCTAACTAATCAAGAGAGAGAAGCAAGTAAGCAAAGTGCAGTTGCTAGTAGTTTACAAGCTCAACAAATGTTAGGAGGAACTAATGGACAATAAGTTGCTTGAAGAAATAAAAAAAGAAAATGAAGGATATTATGATGAGAACTTAAATACAGTTTTATCAGTAAATAAAGAATACAAAAAACTATTGCAAATGTTTTGTGATAATAAAGAGTTGCAAAATCTAATAAATTATTGTATTATGGATATAAAAGAAGGAGAGGAAATGTATTATGTTGAAAATGGACAATATCCAAGCAAAAGAGATAGTCTAATGAAACTTAAGTATGATTTGGAACTAACTAGAAAAGCTAGAATAATACACGAACTCAACACAAAGAAAATAGAAAAGGAGGATAAAAATGAGAAAGTTTAAGTTGAATATCCAACTGTTTGCTGAAGGAGATACACCTCAACCACCTGTTGATGTACAAACTCCAGATACTCCACCAACTCAAGAAGTAGATACTCTACCAGTTGATACACCTCAACCACCAGCAGTAGATACTCCAGAGCAAGAAGAAAAGGAAGAAGTAAAAGAAGAGGATAAACCTTTCAATCCAGATGATATGGATTTCACAGAGCCAGAAAAGGAAGTTGACTTAACACCTTACGAAACTCTAAAAGAAAAAGGGATAGACATAGAAGCACCTCAATTTAAAGCTAATGTATCTTTACTTGAGGAATGTGGAATGACAGACCCAGAAATGATTAGTAACTTCTTACTTAAAGTTCAAGAGAAACAAGCTGAAATGAGTAAGCAACCTACTGCTAAGGAAATACAAGAGAACTTAAGAAAGAACTTAACTAAGGAAGAACAAGCTCAATATAAAGCTATTGGCAATATGTTTAAGACTATATTCAATAATGACCCACAAGCTATGGCACTTATTAATAGAGATGTTATGAGTAACCCAGCTATGATAAAGATAGTAAATGAGATGAGAAAATACTACACTGGAAATAATAAGAATCCAGAGCCTAAAAATAATGCTGCTATGGTTAAGAAAGATACTGCTACTACTTCTTTTGAAGATGCAGTTAATGAGGTTAATGCTAAGATAGCTGCTAAGTTGAGAGAGAATAAAAATATTACTCCTCAAGAAAAGCAAGCTATTAGAAGTGAAATTAGACAAAAGGTTAAATCATCTGATATTCAGAGATTTGATAACTATTTTAATTATTAAGGAGGTTAGATATGGCTAACAAAGGACAATGGGTAGAGTCTGGTACTCAGCTCGAAAAAGATTTTGACAGAACTATTAAACCTATGCTACAAGCTAGTGTAGGTGGAAGATTTAGACAACATTGTGACTTCGAGGTAATTCAAGGCGAGTCTAAAGTAATTACATTCGGAACACCAGGTAACTATGAGAGGGAAGCTCCTAATTTATATGCTTCTCCAAAACCAAAAGGTACTGCTGGCGGAACTAGAACATTCGAGATTTCTCCACACCCACTATATGGACATGAAACTCTTAACTATGAGCAAAGACAGTCTTTAATGGCTAATGGTGGAATAAATGAGAAAACTTGGTTCATGACTACTCTAGTAGAAGCATTAGAGATAGGAGAGGACATTGAGATTGTTAAGGCTATGGAAGATGCAGAGCCATTATTACCAGCTATTAATAAAGTTGGAGATGTTTCTTTACCTTTATACCACCCTAAAAACTTAAGAATGTTTAAAGCTGCTTTAGTATATGCTAGAGGAAGATTTAAAGGTAAGAAAGTTAAAGGAGATTATGGAGCTTGGTGTGTTATTCATCACTTAGATTGGTCTAAGATTGAGTTATTAGCTGGAGGAGAAGCAATATTTGCTGACAAAGATTACCAGCATATGACTGGTATAAATGGTATGACATTTACTACTGTTTGTGGAGTTGCTATTGAGGAAGTAGAAGACTTAGATAGAAACTATGGAGAAGGTAGTGGAAGAAACTACTATGTTAAACCAGGAACTATGTGGATATGCACACTAGATAACATCAAGGTTGTTTCTTGGGAAGGTAGTGTAAGAAGTTCTTCTAAAGAGGACTTACTAAATGAAGATACATTCGCTATGGTTGTTTCTAAATCTGTTGGTGCTAGAGTTATCAATCCATTAGGACTATGGAAATTCAGTGCTAAACCAGAAACTACATTAGCTTATGAAGAAGTATTCTTAGGAGAATCTGGAAACCCTGTTAATACAAAGGCTAGTGCCTGACACAGCAGCAGCAACAGTCGGTTTATTCTCATCAACAATGAACTTTGATGATATGGTTGATTTAAAACCTAAAGCTAAATCTAAAACTAAATAGGAGGTAATAATATGGGAAAATATAGAGAAGTCCAAAATCTTAATATGCCTGTTAAACTACCAACTGGTGCTTATATGGTAACTATGGATATAAATCCTGGAGCAGAGAGTGGAGAGCAATTATATGCAACAGTAGAAAAAGATGATGGAACTAAGATAGTATTCAAAGGAGATATACCAGAGTTCTCTGGACTTGATGCTGGACCTTTAGTACTTAATATTTCTTTGACTAAAGTAGGTTCATAAAATAAGGTGGGGAAACCCACCTATTTTTGTATAAAGGAGGAATTATGGCAGGATTTAAAAATGGTAAGATAATGTTACCTATTAAGGAGTTCTTAATTATTAAAGGTCAAGCAACTTATGAGCTTAATACAATAGATATGACTAAGGTAACAGTGTTTTATAGGAAATATAATCAAGAAGCTTTCTTAGAAACTTATAGTGAAATGCCTAAGGGAGATTATAGAATTAATGAGGTTGGTGGAAATAAGCAATTAGAGATAACTAACCTAGATATACTAGATGAGTATTACTCAATACAATTAGCTAGAGTAGTTGACTTAACTTCTTCTCCATACAGTCCTAGTGGACAGATAGATGTAATAACTCTTAATCAACACTTAAATGAGGTAATAGCTGATGTTACTTTCTTATTTACTTATCTTAAAGATGTTGGTATGGTAATGGATAGTTCTAATGGTAACAAGATAATGGCAGAATTAAAACCATATACTACTTGGTATATGGATAAAGACGGTAATATGGCTGCTATGCCTGTTGATAGCCTATTTGAGAAGTTTAATGACTTAGTACAAGAGTTAAGACAAGAAGTTCTAAAACTACTAGAGCAAGACTTAGAAGTAGCTGAAAGAGAGTTACTAGAAGAAGTTAAAAGACAATTAGATGAGTATGTTGAAACTGATTTAAAACAAAGATTAGATGATTATACTACTCAACTAGAAGAAAGACTACAAACTATGATAGACCAAGCAGTAGCAGATAAAGGTTTAATGCCAGAGGGTAGTGACTGGCTTGAGATAGGTTTAGGTAACTGGTTAGTAGTAGATTTATTTAATAAAAATTATATTCATTATCCACCTCAATTAAACTCATCAGATAATGCAGGAGTTGTTAAGAAAGATATTACTGATGGTGGAAACTCTCAAGTAATTAGATATTATACTACAACAGGAAAGATGCTCTTTGTTGTAAGAATAAATGAAGTATGGAGTGAATGGCAAGAATTAGGTGGGCAAACTGATACAATGCAATTTACTCAAGCTAATCACGGATTTGTATTTACTGCTGTTACTTTAGATGGAGCTACAAGAAAATGGGTAAAAGCAAATAAATATACAAGTGCTGATGGAATAGCGATTAAGATAGATAACGACAGATTTGACGTTGTAACTAGAGGTGTAGTAAATATACCTACACAAGCAAGAGATGATAAAGGAGAGACATTTGTTTATGATGAGTATTATTTCCTATCTCAAGAAGTAGATGGTGGTTTATCAAGAACTAAGAATGAAATAGGAACTTTCCAATATTTAGCTCATATATCTGAAATAGATGGTAAACAAGTTGCTTATATAGATATTGGAGATAGTTATGATTTAGATTACGATGTTGTTGATTTAGATACAGCAGAAAGAATTGGTTTAGCTACAAAATATGATATCAATGAGTTGAAAGAATCAAAATTAGATAAAGGTAATTATAATGGAACAGCAGAAGATTTAGATAACTCAAAATTAAATAAAATTGAAAATGGTATTAACGATACAGATAAAAATGTAGTTAATGCTATAAATAAGGCTTTAGGAAACAGTAATACAAATATGCAAGAGATAGAAGAATTAAAGAATAAAAAAATATCAGAACAAGATATACAAGATAACTCTATCCCAGCATATAAATTCAAAACATCATCTGACTCTGACAAAATTAAATTAATAAATCTATCAGAAGAAGTTATAAATGCTATGACAGGAGAAACTCCAGTATCTCCTACTATTGAAGATAATTCAATTACAACAAATAAAATAGCTGATAATGCTGTTACTGTAAGAAAAATTGAAGATATAGATATAGGGAACTATTTTGATAAAGGCTCAATTGAAAATGTTGATGGTGGTTATTTATCTAGCGGTGAGATTTTAACGGACGAGGCATATTCTTATTCTCATAAAATAAAAGTTCAACCTAATGATTTAATCAGAAATAATTTATATGGAGAACCTAAAGGTGGGTCTTGTTATACTTCTGATGATGTTTTTGTTGCAGATTTAGTGAGAGAAGGGTATGAAGAGGAGTCACCGGGTATAAAACAAACAAAAGGTAGATATAGAGTTCCTAATGATAAAACAATATCATATGTAAAAGTTAATTATCGTACATTAAGAGAGAATGAAATAGTTATATCTATCAATAGGGAATTTGATAATACATATTATGAGTATAACGAATTAATTTTCGGGAAAAAGTTTGTCAAATCAATAGAAAAACAAATGATAAAGGATAATAGTATTACTCAAGAAAAGATAAAATCGTATTCACTAGGCAGTTCTACAAATATAAAGTATGTAAATTTATTCAATAAAAACGATATAACACCAAACGTATATGTTGATGGTGTAGGAGATATAAAAGACCATACGAGATATTTTTTAACTAACTTTATACCAATTAAATCTTTAGATAAGATATATATGCCACAATACGGAGAGGCTATTGGTGGTTATTGTTATGATGATGCTGGTAATAAAATAAGCACTTTGAAAAGAATAAGCTATGAAGAACCTACTACTGGAACACAGATAAAAGGACTATATGAAGTTCCTCATAATAATAAAATATCTAAGGTTAGATTGAATGGAGTTTTAGGACGTATAGATAATCATACTTGTTATTTGAATTATATTTCTGATGAATATGTACCATATGGGTATAAAGAAATAATACCTAATGTAGATTTAAAAGACAATATAGATGTGGCTACAAATATACTATATGGTAAAAAAATAGCATTAACAGGAGATAGCATCTGTGCTGGTGCTGGATTTTTAGGTGGTTATGGCAAAATTATAGCTGATAGAAATAATATGAAATATCAAAATATAGCTGTTGGTGGTGGGACTATTACAGCAGAACAATATTCTTCATCAGGAGCTAAAAGGTTTTGGATTTGTCGTTCTATACAAGATTTAGATACAGATGCAGATTATGTATTACTTGAAGGTGGTGTAAATGACGGAGGAGTTAAAGCCCCGTTAGGAACTATAACTGATGGATATGATAAATCATTTGATGATACAACATACTGTGGAGCTTTTGAATCTATGTGCAAACAAACAGTTGAACGTTTCGCTGGTAAAAAAATAGGATTTATTATAGTTCACAAAATGAGTGTCACTTATGATGAAAGTTACTATGATATATCTATTGAAATGTTAAAGAAATGGGGAATACCATATGTTGACTTACATTCTGATTGTCCACCACTAAACTACATACCTAGTTTAAGAGCAAAATATACTTATCAATCAGATGGTTGGCACCCTAATGAAGAGGGATATAAAAAGTATTATGTTGATAAAATTGAAAGTTTCTTAAGGAGGATATAAATGGCTAAAGATAAATCAGTACCACTTGGTATAGGACTACTAGGTGGTAATGCAAAAGTATATAATACAATAGCAGAAATGCAAAAAGATAGTAAATTAAAATCTGGCAAGGTAGTAGAAATTCTTGGCTACTACCAAGCTGGAGATGGAGCTAATCATAAGAGAATAATTGCTGACAGTGATGATGGTTCTGGTATCCAGATTGATAATGGTAAATGGGCTAATATTATACACAATGGAGAAGTAAATGTATCTTGGTTTGGAGCTAAAGGAGACACCAAAACAGACGACACCCAAGCTATACAAAAGGCTTTAAATTACATAAATATAATAAGAGGAGATGTAAATAAATTCTACCTTGTTTCATCAGAATTGGAAACTAAAAAGTATAATACTCAAATATATGATTTAGGTATATCAGTAAATCATTTAGGTAAAGGACTCATTGTAGGGGATAGATTTAAATGTAGAAACTTAACTATTAAAAGAATGGCTTATTATCAGAATGATGGTTTTTCTAGTGTTCCAAAAGATGAGTATGTAGAATGTGAAGCTCAAGTATATTTTAAAGAAAGTGGTGGGTATTGTAAATTAGAAAGAGTTTCGTTAGGATTGTGTTGTGTAGGTATAGATGCTACAAAAGGATTGCTAGCTAGTTATATAGATGATGTCATTGGGGTTGCTACAAAAACTTTTATTCATATTGATAAATGTGTTGATGCAAATAATATAACTAGAATACACTCAAACCCTAATATAGTAGGTCTTACAGGAAGTTCTGCTCCAAATTTAATGGAAAGGTTAATAACAAATGCTACATTCATAAAGTTAGGTAGAATGGATTGGGGTAATATAAGTAATTGCTTATGTTATGGATACAATAAAGCTTATGAGCTTACCGCTGGATTGGAAATAACAGGTAGTGCTAACCATATATTTATAGACCAATGTCACGTTGATGCAGGAAGATTTTTTGTACATTCTCAAAACAACAACGGTTGGTCTGTAAGTAATTGCTATGGTGTTCAATCGAAATACAACGGAACAATAAATATAGCAACACCATTCTTTTACTCAAGAGGCGACGGAGATTGCATTATAAATAACTTTTCTTCTGAGAGAATAGATGGTTATTTGATAGACACTAATCAACCGACAACTATGAGTGATGTAATTATTTATTATCATTCTACAACAAATAAAGGATTGTTCAGTGCTATTCCAGCACCTGCAAATACAGCTATGGGGGTTATTAAAACAAGTGCTAATATTAATATATCAAATTCTAAATTCGAATACGAAAATGGTTTAACGGGAAAAAGAATTATTGATGTAAATGGAGATAATGTAAGTATATATATATCTAATTCAAGAATAGGTAACTACAACGTTTTAGTTCAACCTTTAGGAGATTTTAAATATGAATTAAATGTAGATGGAGTAAGATATTATAAGAGTAAAGATGTTTATGATGCGTTTAACCCAAAAGGGATATTAACTTCACAACATTCTAAGTTTGCATACACTGAAAGTGACTTTAACAATTTGATATTTAGGTTAGCTGAAAAAAATAAATTAATAACATTGAATAATGAAGTTATTTCGACACTTAACACACCTACAATGCAGTATGCTATGGAACTAGAGGGGGTTAAACAAGATTATTTAGAATATTCATTAGAGAAATTTAAGTATGATAAACAAGTTGAAGCAGAACAAAAAGCTAAATACGAAGCTTACGAGTTATTATTACAAGACAACCCTAATCTAACTTGGGAAGAGTTCGAGCAACAGTATGGTAACAATGTAATGATGAACTTGAGTTTAGTTGAGAGATTAGAAGAGCCTACTATTCCAGAGAGTGTTGTAAAATTTATGGAGAAATATTTAGGAACTACATCTACACCTAAAGTAGAAACTAAACCTAGAACTTTTAGTTTTGATGAAGTTGATAAATTGAATGATACACTTAAAAATCTATAATTTATATCTAAAATCAATTCTTATACATTAGACTATTAATTATAGTATTTTGTATAGGAAATACATTATTCAACGAATAGCAAAGTATAGGGGGTATATTATGAGTAATTTTATATTAGGTTTAATAAAAAGATTTTTACCAGAGTTACTCCAAAGACATTTAGACAAGGGAAAAGTAGATGAGATAATGGCTGATGTTGAAAAAACAAAAATTAATGCTTTTTCTGGAATAATAGAAAGAGGTGGAATACTCCACTTATTCTATGTTTATTCATTATTGGTAATTAATCAACATATAGTTGCACCTTACTTAACTGCATTTACTGGAAAACAAATATATGTTCTACCTATTCCAGAGGAACTAACTTATCTTGTTTTAGCACTTGGAGGTATGATTTTAGGTAAAAAACATATGGACAAAAAAATAAAATAAAATTTTTTTAAAGCTAGATTTATTCTAGCTTTTTTTATTGCCTTGATATTATTTTATACTCTTTTCAATATTATCTCTTAATAAGTGATATTATTCAGTTAAGAGAGAAATCTCTAATAATATTATTAGGAGGTATCATTATGGAATACGCAAGTAAAGGTGTAGCAGGAGCAGGACTAGGACTAGGTATAGCAGGTACTGCATTAGGACTAATGAATGGCAATTGTGGGAATGGACTTTTAGGAGGACTTTTTTGGTAACAACTGTGCAACTAACAGAGTTTCTACATTAGAAGCAGAATTAGCTCAATGTAGAGGAGAGAGATATGCAGACCAAGTTGCTCTAGCAACTCAAAAGGAAACTTTTAATGAGTTCAGAAAAGAAGATGAGAAATTAGCTGCAGTTTTAGCAAAAGTAACTGATGGTTTCTTACAAGTAGGAAATGCAGTTTCAAGACTTGATAAAGAAGTTGAATGTATTAAAACTACTATGGCTAAAGACCAAGAAATCAATGACCTTAAATTAAAAGCAGTTGAAGAAAGACTTTCTGGAGCTATTGCAGTCGAGTCTGAAAGAAGAGTTGCAGGAGATAACAACTTATACTGTTATGTAAATGCAACATTCGTACCAGGTAAATTAGTAATGCCAATAGGAAGTATTTGTCCACAACCTATGCCAGAGTTTAACTCTTGGACAGCACCAACTGCAGCAGCACCTACAAATGTAAGCATTACAGGAAATGCTCAAACTAAATAAATTACAGGGTAGAGAAATCTACCCTTAATTTCTAAAAAGGAGATAATCTATGAAAATCGTTGATGTAGAATTAGTAATAGGAAAATATATAAAAGATGTAGTACTACCTGTTATGCCAAGTTCATTAATGAAATTTGCATTAGCAACAGGAAGTGTTCTAGTTATGGGGAAAACTGAAAAATTAATTCAAGAACACATGAAGTTGTTACAGTCTATGGAAATTATAGACCAAGATGGAAATGTTGATATAGAAGCATTATACAAGGCAGCTAAAGAGGGAATAAAAGCTACCGGAGGTAAAATTGAAATAAAAGGATTGATATTCAACGAACAGGATATTGACAAACTTTATTCAATGATGAGAGGACAATAAAAGGAAGTGATATTATGCAAAACTTCTTTTTTCTAATAGGAATGATAATAGGATTTATGATAGGAGAGGATATATAATGGAAAAACACGATATAGTATTAGAAAGTCTTTATAGACGTATGCAAGATGACCTTGATGATGGAATGAGAATGTATTGGGAAGCTATTAAGATGAAAGAACATGATGAGAAAGAAATGGCTAGATTTACAATGGCTGACGCTAAATCAAGAATGGAACACGCAGATATCATCAAAGATAAGATAGAAACTTATAAAAAAGCAAATAATATGACAGGAAGTTCTGAATATAAGACATTCTACTGTTATGTTATAGAAAACATTGAAGAATTAAAAATGAAAATTTCTAAATTCACAGTATAAAATTAGAGAGTCTATTTAGGCTCTCTTTTTTCTAGTCTATTCAATTTCTTTTTAAAACTTTTGTGATAATAATTAATAGCTTCATTTATGACATCAGTTCTATTGCAAAAGTAAAACTCACTTATCTCATCTATCTTCTTAACCACTTCTTTTGGAGAATTAAAACTTATCTTTTCATAATCTACATTCTTTCTAAATAACATACCACCACCTACCTAAATTGATTATAGCGTAAAATTTAATTTAATGATACAATACAAATGAGGTGGTAAATATGAATTTAAAAAGAAATGGAAATCTAAATGTAAACTTGGTTGTTAAATTAGTATTTTTTCTATGTATCATAAATATTTTAGGAATGTTTATGTTAGCTGCATTAAATATAATGTTTTATAAAGCTAATTTTTATAATAACAATTATCAGACTAATGCTCAAATAGTGAATATAGATAATAAACCTAATATAGACAAGATTAATATTAATGACTGTTCTTATGAAGCTTTAGATAGTCTTGATGGAATAGGAGAAGTCAAAGCTAATAAGATAATAGAAAACAGACCTTATAAAGATATATACGAGATTAGAAAGTTTATAGGAGAAACAACTTTTAATAATATAAAAGATTATATAACAATATAAAGGAGGTTTTAATATGACTAAATACAAATTTAGTAAAAGAAGTTTATCTAACATAGAAGGTATTGACTTTAGACTGATAATACTTCTTGGTTTAATGCTGGACTATTCCCCGTATGATTTTGTTGTAACTGAGGGAGTTAGGACAGAGGAAAGACAAAAGCAACTTGTAGCAGAGGGTAAATCTAAGACTATGAAATCTAAACACTTGACAGGTAGTGCCTTTGATATTGCAATAATAGATGAGAATGGACAAGTTACTTGGGATATTAAGTATTATAGAGAGTTTGCTGATGTTATAATGCAATTAGCTCATAGACTTGGATTTAATATTGAATGTGGTGCATATTGGGAAACCTTTATTGATGGACCTCATGTACAAATAAATGATTAGGTGGTGCCTATGGAATTAGATTTAATTAAAGTATTAAAGGAAGCTGGTATTAATGGAACAATAGGTATAGTTGTAGTTTTAATGATGAAACACTATGTTCAAAAGATTATAGACCAAAACACTGAATTTATGAATTATTTGATGGCTGCAAATAGGCAACTATTAGAAGTCAATTCTAAAATTCAGTTAGAATCAACAAAAGCACTAGAAGAACACGGAAAATTAATCAAAGCACTAACAGATGAAATAAGGAAGAAAAATAATGGCTAGGGAACACCTAGCCTTTTATGTTATAATAAAATCAAAAAGGAGTGATGATAATGTTAGAAAGAGGACAAATTATTGAATTAGCACTTATTACAGTTGGAAACATTACTGACTACAATGATAACAGAAGTAACATATATCAGATGGCAACCAAGTTACTAAATAGTATAGCTGATAGTGTATGTAAGAGTAATGAGTTTAACTTTCCAAGTACAACAGTACAACTAACAGTTAGTGAATTAGATACTAACACAGGAGAACATAGATATAATGTTCCAGAAGATTTTTTAGGAATTAAGAAGAAACCTATTGTTAATACTAGAACACCTTTTACAGTTGAGAGTATTCAGACTTTAGTTAGGGGAAATAGACCTATTGATTTAAGATTAGAGGGAGAATATATCTACTCATACTCTAACCCATTAATACTTAACTATGTTAGAAGATTACCACTAACAGAATTTCCAGAGTATATTAAGGACTATCTTGTATTGATGTTAGCAGTTAAACTTGCTCAAACTATACCAATGTATGCTGATAGGTTACCATATCTTGAAAGTAAGTTACAAGTTGAGAAAACTAATGTTATATTAGCTGAGGGAAGTGCAATACCATTAAATCTTAGAGGAGGTGTATATAATGGCTAAGGGTAACTCATATGGCTATAAATCAACCACTAGCTTCTATCAGACTGATTATACTTTAGGAGAAGTCGGAGATAAGATAGGAATAAATAAAGATAGTCAAATATATTATTTGACAGCTAATAGAATAATTAATCTTATTCCTACTGAAACAGGAAGTCTTAGAACGTTAAGAAAAATGAAACCTAAAGTTATTCAAGAAGATATTGATATTCAACAAGTGATTAATACTAAATATAATTTTT